CGTTGAGGAGTATAAAAAAGAATATACTCAAAGACTTATAAACAGAGCAAATAAAAAATTTGCAGAAAAGAAAACAGAACCAGTTCCAGAGCAAAAGAGTTTCATAGAGAAAGCAAAAAGTTTTGCTAGTTCTGTCGCTTCTAGAGGTTTATCCAACAACAAATCATCACAAGAAACCAAGCAACTTAGAATATTAAGTTGTCATGGAGACAACACGGAAGCACTTCCACCATGTGGAAGTAGAAGAAACAGCAGTAAATATGAAGGTTCCTTCTATTGTGGTGCTTGTGGTTGTGGTGACAAGAAAGGTACACAACTTGTGAACCTTACTGTTAATGGAGAAGAACAATATTGTAAATTAGATTACCCGAAGGTTTCTTGTCCTCTCAAGATGCCTGGGTTTACCGATTATGTTCCTGACAGTGAACAATCTCACAATTCTAGGAAGAAAGAGATTGAAAACCGTCACGGAGTAGTGTATATTACTGAACACAGCAATCCTAAGTGATTGGAGATTTTATATAATGAGCACAGCAACAGCGATGAAGATTTCAAAGAAAACACTAGACATCCTAAAGAATTTCGCAGCAATCAATTCCAATATTCTTGTCAGTCCTGGCAACACCATTTCCACTATTTCTCCTGTAAAGAATGTTCTTGCAGAAGCAACTGTAGAGGAAACATTCGATGTTGAGTTTGGTATTTGGGATCTAAACAAGTTTCTTGGAGTGGTGTCTCTCTTCAACGATCCTGAATTTGAATTCGAGGACAAGTATGTTCGTATTTGTGGAACTGGTGGTTCTGTAAAGTATCACTACTGCGAACCCAAGTTGCTCACGGTCCCAACAAAGAAGATCAATATGCCAGATACAGCAATCAGTTTTGCTCTTACGCAGAAGAAGTTTGCCGAGTTACAGAAAGCAGCATCAGTTCTTCAGGTGTCGGATATTTCCGTGTCGAATGACGGAACTCTTGTCAGTATGACCGCACTAGACAAGGCAGATGTAAGCAGCAATACTTACTCTATCGGTGTAGGTGAATATCAGAGAGATAATTCATTTGAGATGTTCTTCAAGATTGAAAATCTGAAGTTGCTTCCTGGCGACTATGATGTTGATATTTGTGAAAAGGTTGTGAGTAAGTTTACTCATCAGTCTATGAATCTAAACTATTGGATCGCACTAGAAGCAGACTCTAACTTTAATAAGTGAAAATGATTACAGATAATGCAAATTACCTGTGGGTGGAGAAGTATCGCCCACAGCGGATTGCCGATTGTATTCTTCCCGATAGCCTAAAGAACACCTTTCAGGAGATCGTTGATTCTGGAGAACTCCAGAATCTTCTCCTTTCTGGTGGACCTGGTTGCGGCAAGACCACAGTAGCAAAGGCACTCTGCAACGAACTGGAAACAGATTGGATTCTCATCAACTGCTCTGAGGATGGAAATATCGACACACTGCGAACAAAGATTCGTCAGTTTGCCAGCAGTATTTCCATCTCTGGAAACAAGAAAGCGGTGATCCTAGACGAGTTTGACTATGCCAACCCACAGTCCATGCAACCCGCTCTTCGTGGGTTTATGGAGGAGTTCTCCAAGAACTGTAGGTTCATTCTCACTTGCAACTTTAAGAACCGAGTGATCGAACCTCTTCATTCTCGTTGCACTTGCATCGACTTCAAGTTTGACAGCAAGGAGAAGATGAAGTTTGCTGCCAAGTTTATGGATCGTGCAAAGTTTATTCTTACTTCAGAAAAGGTTGAATTTGATGAGAAGGTTCTAGCAAAACTCATCGTCAAGTATTCTCCAGACTTCCGTAGACTGATCAACGAACTACAGAGGTATTCGCGATCAGGTTCTATTGATGTTGGTATTCTCTCTGAAGCGGGAGATATTGCGGTTGAAGATCTTGTCAAAGCCATGAAGGGTAAGAACTTTCAGGATGTTCGTAAATGGGTGGCGATGAATCTAGACAACGATACTTCGCATATCTTCCGAAAGATGTATGATTGTCTACAGGAGAATTTAGAGCCTTCCAGTATTCCTACTGCAATTCTCATTATTGCCGATTATCAGTATAAAGCAGCATTTGTTGCAGATCACGAAATTAATCTTACTGCTTGTATTGTTCAATTAATGATGGAGTGTGCTTTCAAGTGAACTTATCCGAATATTTAAATTCAATTAATTATTCAAAAAAGAACTTGATGGCGGATACGGATGCGGAGAAAGCATATGCGCCATATGTTGTCAATCGTTGTCTGTCTTATTTTCCAGACACCCTGCTCCACGCAAACGAGATGAACCGTCTGAACTTCCTCGACAAGAAGGTTCAGTATGACTACTATCTGCGCTCTATACGCTCCCGTAAACGCTTCTCCAAGTGGTTTAAGAGAGAGGAGAGCAAGGATATAGAACTGATTAAGCAGTATTTTGGGTATTCTGACAAGAAAGCCAGAGAGGTTTTGTCTGTCTTGTCCAAAGATGACATCAAGAATATTAAAAAAGAACTGGATATTGGCGGAAATCGTAAGTGATGTTTTTTATAAATATAGGAAGAAATATCCTATATTTTGAGGAAACATTATGAGTAAGATTTCGGTTGAGGATTTGTTAGAAGTAACCCTCGAAAAAGATGATGATTTTTTAAAAATTAAAGAAACACTCACTAGAATTGGAGTATCTTCTAAGGCAGAAAATAAACTTTGGCAATCTTGTCACATCCTTCACAAGAAGGGGAAATATTACATAGTCCATTTTAAGGAGTTATTTCTCCTTGATGGACTTTCTTCTACTTTAGATGAGAATGATATTGGAAGAAGAAATGCTATTGCTAAATTGCTAGAGGAGTGGGGACTGTTGAAAATAGTTGATGAAAAGAAAGCAGAAGAGATTATTGCTGGTATAAATCAAATAAAGATCATACCATTCAAAGAAAAAACAAACTGGCAACTAATACCAAAATACCATATAGGAAAGAGGAACTAAATGCTTTCAGGAAACTTCGATTTATCAGCAGAACAAAATTCTGTGTATGAAGTGTCATTTAAATATGTCGATGAGAACGATTCTTCTATCGACATCCTTTCCACTTATGATAATGTGAAGTTTATTGTCAGAAAATCTGCTCTAGTTCAAGAGAAGAATTTATTTGAAGTTCATTATACTGGATCCGTAGAAGAGGGTTATTTACAGTTTGTTGATACAGATACTTCATATGGAAATATGACTGTTGTTAATGATACAATTACATTAACTCTCAGTTCCAACACGATGAGTTCTGTAAATCCAGGCAACTATTTTTATTATCTTTATTTAATAGATGGTGAAGAGATGTATTGTTTGGTTAAGGGTAGATTTGTTGTGGAGGCGCCATGAACAAATTAAGAATAACAGAACAAACCAAACCATCAATAACACCAGTAAGAGGTGTAGTAAATAAATTTAAGATAAAGAAGAACACAAGTAAAACTACTATAATTTTGGTGAGATAATGCCAAGAAGCGTATCAAGACAACTGTATAGTGTTGCACCAAACAGCAATAGAACAGCATATCCTCCTGCTGAAGAAGCAACACCAACACTTGCACAAATTCGACAACTGCTCAGGGGATATGATGACCCTGGTGTTCTTATACCAAATTCTGCTTTGATTGTAGATGAAAATTCAACAATAGATATTCTGCGTTGTGGTACTTTATATGCAGACAATATAGAAGGTTTGGATATACAAGATCAAACTTGGACAGATACAACCCCAACTACCGAAACCGTTGGCGGTATAACAGCAGGAACGACATTAACTGGATTAAATTCTATTGAAATTTTGGAAAGAATGCTGTATGCATATCAGACAGTAGCGTTTACCACATTCAACACTGGTTTGGGTACTACTACAATAGAATTAGGAACCAGTATTGGAGGAGGCAATAGAAGTACATCTTGGACGGCAAATAATTCCTCAAATATTGTCACCAATGGAATTAGTATAACCTATACAGGTATTGCTTCTGGTGAAATCGTTTCTGGTTTGCCTTATTCCCCTACAACTTTAGCCCTCAATTATCCTTCTTTCTCGTCTAATACTATTGGATCTACTTTAACATTTACCATAAGAGCAGATCAACAAGAAGGTGCAGATG